AGTCACAGTTCCATCAGCTATCTTAGTAGCATCAATTGCAGCAGATGCTTTTATGTTAGCATTTTCAATATTTGTAATAGAGTTGCCAGTACCATCAGCATCAATAGTTTTATTTGTTAAAGTATCAGTAGATGTTCCAGTTAGGTAGCCAGCATTATTGGTAAACATATCAACATTACCAGCTTTATTAGTAAGAGTATCAGATGAAGATGCTGTGATATATCCACTATTATTAGTGAACATAGAAATATTTCCAGACTTATTAGTAAGTGTGTCTGTAGAAGACGCTGTAATAAATCCTGTTAAGTCAGGTGGAGTATTAGTAAATACACCTGTGACATTATTAAATGCCAAAGATCCAGTACCAGATGCTGAAGCATTGATGGCTGATAAATCTGTATATAAGATACCAGCTGTATCGGATCCAGGTTGCCATTCCCCAGCAGATGCGTTGTATTTTAAAACCTGACCATTAGAAAGTCCAGTAGTATTTACATCTCCTAGTGATGCCAATGTCACATTCGCACCCTGTAATGCAGATACTAGATTTCCATATGTAATATGTTTTGTAGTAGATTCGGAAGTGTCAACAATCAGTAATTTATCAATGGACTCTGGGGTCGCTAATACTGGAAGTTCACTAATCTTTGCGTCAGCCATTTACTCTCCTTATTTCTTTTTCCCAATATTATATTTAGGTACTAATTCCCAAGAAGATTTATCTTTATGGGATAAAACCTTAATCTGAGAGAGGGATGCTTTTGGCTCAGCTTGACTAGAATCTACAATATTTAATAGTTCCCAATCTTGTAGCAGAACAGCAATAGTATTCCTTCGCTCAATATCGTTATTAGCTATATTAGATTCTTTACCATCTAATGCGAAAAGTTCTTTAAAATGTACTATGAAATACTTGCCTTGTTTATGTAAAATATGGCAAGACTGAAATAGTTTGTTTTCTGTGCGAGAAGATATTCCTATTCGAGTTAGGGTTTCTCTAACTTTTAGAAAGTTATCTGGCTCTGGGAGTGTGACTTCAAGCATCTTCTCCGCAGTCCAATCGTAATGTATCATTTCAACTGACATGTCTATTTACCACCTTTATTTAGTTTTTGTTCAATAATGCTCATCTGGTCAGTTGTTAATATATCCATCACCTGACGAGCCTTTTCTGGAGAATATCCATAATATTCCATAACCAGTTTCAAAGACTCGGTTTGCTTCTCATTTTTATGCCACTTCGAGAACCTTTTGCCTTTTGTAATAGTATTTAGTAAAAAATAGTATTGCCAAGACTTCGGGATATCATGATATTGGTTCATCATGTTGGACTGCATTATTGTGTCAGGGAAATAACTCAAACCTCTATTAATAATAAAGGGTACATAATCCTTATCGGCAAGAGGATTATCCTGGAATAGATCCTTCTTGTCGTTAGTTATGTTGTTAATATAAAGGAAAGGGTTTGCCATTATTTAAACTTACAGGAAGCCATTATCTCTGTAAGTGCTGCCATTTTATTAAGTTCATGGTCAGCGACAAATGCTGCTTTATACTGATAATCTGCGAGAATCAGAACCATTTGTGGAACTGAAGCAGATTCTAGTTTGTTATTAGCATTATTAAATATATCAGAAAATAATTGGGTTGTTTCAATATCACTATTTTTAGTGACCCATTTACGAACCTCTTTGAAGTTCTTATCCTTTAGAAGTGTAAAGAGATTATTCCAGGACTCTTCACTGACATTAATCATAATGCCACTATCTATCTTACCAGATACTGAATATCTTTGAAGTTCGTTCAGCACCCTTCGGAAGTCAGGATAATGTTTTTGTATAATTTCTACAACTGCTTTTTGCTCAAAGTCCACACCCTCAGTATTAAGAATATGCTCCACTCTTTTATAGAAAGCTGTAGCAACTGCTGGTTTATCCTTAGCATCAGTCCTAAACTCAACCACAGCACATCTAGAGTGAAGTGGCTCAATAATCCTATTCTTAAAATTACAGGTAAATATAAATCGGCAGTTCCCAGAGAACTCTTCGATAAATGCTCTCAGTGCTGGCTGAGTACTGTTCGGATTCAAATAATCAGCTTCATCAAGAATAACGATTTTCTTTGAGTCAGTCAGGGAAACCGACGAAGCAAAGTTTTTGATTTTTGTTCGTATCACATCAATGCCAGATTCTTCGGAACCATTAATGAACAGATACTCAGCACCGACTTCGTTGCATAGTGCTTTGGCGACAGTAGTTTTACCGACACCAGCAGTACCACAGAACAGGAAGTTCGGCAGTTGCCCACTAGCAACAAACTCTTTGAATGTATCCCTTAAACTGTCAGGAAGGACACACTCCTCAATAGTCTTAGGTCTGTATTTCTCGACCCAAATAAATTGGTCATCCATAATATAAATCTCTCAGTAAAATTAAAAGTCAAAAGTAGAGTCAGCTTCAACTGCGATGAAGTAAGTCAAGTCATTCATCTTAGAAGCAAACTTAGAGATTCTTTTCTTAGAAATAGAAACTACATAATCCCCATCTAGCATTTTGAAATTATCAATCCTGAAATTTACTTTAAACACTTTATCAGTTGTGCCCAAAGTAGCATCCCAAGAGTTAGAAGTAGCATTCTTTTTATCAGCTACAACTACACTAACATTCGAACCATCACCAATGAATGATACATCACCAGATCTCAATACTGAAGATGTTTTCATAATCATATCATACATAGTTTTTGATAAGTCGAATTCAATATCTGCATCAACAGGAAGAGCATCTTTAGTTGGCGATGCTAGAACTGATGGATCGGCAGCAAAATATTTTACTTTAGATTTACCATTTGCTACAGTGACAAACTTTTCATCAAAGGCAAGTTCAGGATCTGCATCAAATAAAGAATACACACCCAAAAACTCATTTAAGTCATAGATACCAAACTCACCATCAAAGTTTTCTTGGACAGTAGTACTAGCCATAACATTTTTTTGTGCTGATATAGTCGATAAACGATTACCAGCTTTAATAAGAATATTGCCATTAATAGTGGCAAAGTTCTTAAGGACACTCAAAGTTTCTTTCGAAATTTTCATAATATTATTTCTCCTTGTTAATTTTATCATGTTGATGTAAAGCCATCAATGCATAGTGAAGTATTTTTAAAATATCGGCACGATTATAACCATCTTTCTTGCCATACCTTTGGGCATACTTCAATACATTACCCATAAAAAATCCCATACCATGACCACAATCAATAATAAATTCACTTGCTTGAAATGAGTTTTTACTGTAGTGCCCCATGTAAGTTTTATCAATATATTCTTTGAAGTCTTCAATAAGTTTATCTTCATCAAATTTATAATCAATATTAGGATTTTTATTTTTCATATTCAATACTCTATATTAAAAAAACTTAAAAGTAAAGTGGTGGACTCGACAGGACTCGAACCTGTAATACAAGTTTAGAAGACTAGTGTGATATCCAGTTTCACCACGAGTCCATCCACTGTAAATAAATGCAAAAGGGAAGGAGATGGCAGTCCTTCCCTTTCTATCATCAGCTATCGTCAGTCAATAACAGATGAATCCCTTAAATCAGGAACTGAAACACCATTATCTTCATCGGCGACATCTATATCAATACCGAAGTCTTTCAGTTCCTGAACGAAGTCGGCATCTTCCTCGTCTTTTATGACAAACTTTGGTTTCGGTAAACGAGATATCTTTATATCCTCAGCTTCACGAATCGCCATCTCTGAGTCTGCTCCTGGAGCAGGAAAGAAATAGATGCCTTTGTCGATCTTGTTAATCTTATAATTCCAATTAGGTGTACCGATCTTAGGAAAACTAGGATCTTCAGCATGTTTTTCTTTCAGCTTAACAATCCCTTCAGTACATTTTTCCAAAGTAATAGCACCACCAGTCTCAAGTTCAGGATAGACAACAATCATGTTATCTACCCATCGCTTTTGAAACTTAGTAAGAAGTTCGTATGGTGTAAGTTCCATTATTCAGATACCTCTTCAGTAAATGGGTTTCTATCACTATCTTCCTCAGCTGGAGAATCCATTTCCCCAGCAGAGATTTTAGTGTAAAGGTCAAGGAATGCCATTTTAGTGACATCATCAAACCTATTCAAGCAAAGTTCAATTGCTTTCTTCTCATTTTTGAAGATAGAAAAAGCACGAACAATGTGAGTCAACCTACGAGTAGTGATATTCTCGTCACAACCACCATCATCAAAAGTCTTACGAACAACTGCTGCCCACTTAACTAAGTTAGAAGCAAAGTCGTCAAGACTTTTAGATTGGTTGATAGTTTTCTTCTGGTCAGCTAGACCAAAGTGAACGAACAGATTTTTAACAATCTCTAACTCAACTTTTTCAGTTGGGTAAGGTTGGTTAAAAGTCACAGCAAACCTTTCTAGGAATGCTTCGTTAAGGACATTCGTACCGATGTATCTACCATCGTCAGATCCTTTACCTTTAGTGTTCGCAGTTGCGAAGATATTAAATCCTGGAGCAGGAGTAATCATTTCATTTTTTAATTTGAAATAAAATGGTTTTCCTTCAAGGATAGGTTGTAAACAAAGAAGTGTATTCGCACCACCAGCATCAATCTCATCAAGAAGAAGAGGGATACCAAATCTCATAGCGATTACAATTGGACCTTCTACGATTTCAACATTACCATCGACCAAAGTTTTAGAACCAATCAACTGGTCTTCATCAGTCATAGTATTTAAGTTGACACGAATTAAAGGTTTTTTCTGCTTAGCACAGATTTGCTCAATGCTAGTAGATTTACCATTACCAGTCGGACCTGCTATGTAAGAAGGATAAAACATACCAGACTTCACAATAATTTGTAAGTCACGATAGTTTCCGAAAGGAACATAGTTAGGATCCACACATGGAACCAAACTATTTTTATCAACAGTTGTTGAAACAGCTGAAGACTTAGTAGATGGTGTTGATACAGTATCAACAGCAACTGGGTCAGCAACTGGTTTAGAAACAGAACCACCTGGAATTACATAAAGTGCTGGTTTGCTGTTAGCAACTTTATTTTCCCAGATAGATCCTGGTACAGAAATACCAGAAGATCTGACTTCTAGTATTTGTTTGGCAGTCATTTCACGACTGTCACTTGCTTCAGGAAAAAGCTCAAATGCTCTTTCTAGGAAAGCAGTTTCTTTAGATAAGTTTGTCATAATATATACCTCGCTTTAATTTATTAACTTATACAGATGATTCTACTCTCATTTGACCCAAAAGTAAAGTAAAATCGTCCATTTTTTAAGATTTTTTTATTATTAAAAAACAACTACTTATAACCTTTTTTACTTTCCTTGTGATAAAAATGCGTCAAAACTTATCTGTCCAGACGAATATTTCCATGTTCCATCGGTATTATAGTGGGTTGGAAACTCACCTGTTTTATCATAAGCATCGATAGTCTTACGAATATGGTTTCCTTCCTCATTCTGCATACCCATCAACTGATGGAGGACTTTATTGTTTGGATCTTTTCGCCATAATTCAATAGCAAGATAATCCACTACCTTTTCGTCCATTGATGTTTTTATATGTTTTCCCATGTTATAGTTCTCCTTGTTAATAATGTCGTATTATCCCTGCGATAATAAAAAAGCAGGTAATTATTTCTAGATAAAATTTAAACCTATTCATATCCGAACCTTTCTAAGTCTTCTTTGTAATATTTTTCTATTAGTGGTTTGCCTATTTGTAAGTAATCATTATCATCATGTTCTGGCATTCTGCTGGTAATATTTAATTTTTCGCCACCTTCATCTTCAATCTTCTTTACGAATACATTATCAGCCAACCATAAATGTTGTTGAAGCCATGGTCGATATTCAAAGAAACAATCCATTTCATCATTTGCTTTTCCTACAGTATCTAACCACTTGTAATAATTTTCAGGATTATTATCTTGAATAAGTGGAGTTATCTTATTGTAAAGCATAGTATCAAACTTTGACATCCCACCCATATAATGTCCAAAATTTTGCGATATTCTTTGTTTGTGTTCATATTGCATAAAGTCTATTCTTTTATCAGTAATATGTTTTTGTGGCATAAATTTAAGTTCAAACCAAAACAAATAAATTGACAATAATCTATCATGCGGATTCCTTACATGTGTATATATACAATCATAATCAGCATACTGTTTATCATAAGGACTATGCTTTCCTGTGGTCACTTCTTTCATATCATTACCATATAGTTCCTTCAGTTTGTACTTCTCAGTCGTACCACCAGCTTTGGGGATATGTATGTAATAAACTTTTTTAGGAACGATATATGTCATTTTATCCAGTCCACTTTATATTTTTTCAAACTTTTAGGATATGCCTTTGGTAGATATGCTCTTACTCTCGCTAACCAGTTTTCTTTTGGTCTAGAAAAAGAGTAATAATGTATTCCTCTTTCATTTGGTTGATATAAGTATAAGTCATCATCATGTAAATATTGTATCTTAAACTCTTTTCTTTTGTCAGCCATCAATGCTTCAATATGAAAAATTAGGTCTTCAGCTATTTTAATATCTTCTTTAAACTGTAATTTATAGATTGAACCCTTATGAAATCCTATCAATCTATTTAATGTGCCATGCTCATTATTAGGATGCTGATAAAATTTCTGTAATAACTCTCTTAAATCCAACCACTCAGATATATAGGATGTTGGCTTATCGTACTTATCCCCCATATCCTTTCTTATTTGTTCGCTCAGCTGAGCCAGTTCAACCTTTTCATATATCTCATCTTTCCACTTATA